CTCTGGGGTAACGGTTCTGAAATGATGCGGATCGCTGGGTCGGCGAGTACCGTAGCGGTTGGCCTAATAAATCCTGCATCCCTAACGGTAGGCGCTGCCAACAATTTCAAGGTTAACTCTACCGGAAATATTGTTGATATCAACTCCGTTACGACTAATTGGCCAGCGTCGCAAGGCGCTGCATCAACGGTTCTAACCAATGATGGGAGCGGGAACTTAAGCTGGGCTGCAGCGGCCGGCGGCGGCATCTACGTCAACGGCAGCACCGGGACGCCGAACAGCATCACCGCCGCGGGCGGGATCACCTCATCCGGCCATGCCAGCGAGCTTCAGTTCATAACGGGTAATGGCGGTGCTGTAACGGTGACCGCTAACCCTCAAATATCTGGATGCTCTGGCACGACGCAAGGATACTTACTCATCCTTGCCGGCACGAGCAACACTAACACCGTCACTCTATCCAATGGCACCGGCTTAGACCTCAACGGCTTCGTCGTGATCGGTCAGACCGGTACGGGGGCCAAGATAACGTTGATCTGCGATGGAACCAATTGGAGCGAGGTATCACGTCGATGAGATCTTTACTGCTATCCCTTGTGTTCATTGCAGGCGTCGCGAATGCGCAAACCGCGCGGACGTGGCAAACAGATAACTTCTATGGCAACACATCGGCGGGGCTGCTCACGATCATAGGCGGCGCGTCATCGGCATCAAGCGCTGGCGGCGCTGTGGCTGTCAAGGGTGCGGCTGGTGGATCGACTAGCGGTGCAGGCGGCTCGGCTTCCCTGGTCGGCGGGGCCGGGAGCGCCACGACTGGGAACGGCGGCGCTGCAAGCGTCACTGGTGGCGCGGCCGGCGCTGCCACAGCCAACACTCCAGGTACGGCGACGCTATCGGCTGGCGCAGCTTCGACGGCGACGGTAGGAGGTGTCGGCGGCAACGTCAACATTACGGCTACATCGGCCTCGGGCAATAATACACAGAACAATGCAGCTGGCACCGTCACCATATCGTCAGGCGTCGGCAACGGGAGCAGCGGCGGTGGGAACATCGCCATCAACGTTGGGGCCGGCGGGATCGGAACAGGTTCCAGTGGCGCGAGCGGCGGTCAATTCAATGCCACTGGTGGGGTGGGCGGCGCCGGATCGAGTACCTCGGGAAATGGCGGTCAATCCCAGATCACTGGTGGCGCTGGTGGCGCCGGTGTCGCAGGAGGTATCGGCGGAACAGCCGAAGTAGCCGGTGGCGCGGGCGGCAGCGGATCGAGTACAGCCGGAAACGGCGGCCCCGTTACGATTGTTGGTGGCGCAGCCGGTGCGGGCGTTGCTAACGGCGGATCTGTGGGTATCACAGGTGGCGCTGGTGGTAGCACTGGCGCTGGTGGCCAGGGCGGCAATGCCAACCTATCAGGCGGCAATGCGGCGGGGACAGGGAACAACAGCGGCGGTGGCGTCAACATCACGTCTGGCACATCGACCGGATCATCATCGAGTTCTGTGACGATCACATCTGGCACGGGCGGCGCGGGTTCTGGCACAGCCGGAAATTCTGGGGGTACCACTAACGTCAATGGCGGCAATGGCGGCGTGGGCTCGTCAACCTCAGGAAATGGCGGTGGCGCGACTCTGAAAGCAGGCACCGGTGGCGCTGGAACAGCCGGTGGAAACGGTGGTCTGGCGCAAATTGTTGGCGGCACGGCTGGCAATGGAAGCGCAAGTTCGGGAAACGGCGGCGCGGTCAATGTGACTGGCGGTAACTCAGGGAGCGTTGCCGGGTCTGCCGGCGGTGCGGTCGTCATCGCGGCAGCCAACGGCACGAGCACAGGCACCGGCGGCGCAGGCGGCACGGTAACGATATCCACAGGCGTCGCAGGTGGCACGGGCAACAACAACGGCGGCTCGATGACCTTCACAGTTGGCGCATCGACCGTCGGCAATGGTGGGTCAGCCATCAACATGACCGCCGGTACGGGGGGCGTGGGATCCAGCACCACGGGCTCCAACGGCGGCAACCTGGTCTATACCGCTGGCGCTGGCGGCGTGGGTTCGAGCACAGGGGGCACAGGCGGGGCAGTTCAGCTAAACGCTGGTGTCGGCGGTAACTCGGGAACGCCAGGCGGCGGCGGCATCATCCAGATGTTCACTGCATCCACGACATCAGTGTCAGAACGCCTGCGTATCACGAATGCCGGCAACGTCGGGATCGGTACTGGGACGCCTCAGGCACTCCTTGAGATCCGTGGCGGTCACTTCGGTTCATCATCAGGCACTGCGCCAACTGCGGCCCCAGCAACCGGTGCCGGAACGAGTGCCACGTGCACGCTGAGCCATTCAAGCGATACGGCTGGCCTCTGGGCGCTCACGACCACCGCGACATCGCCAGCGGCCGGAGACCAATGCGATATCACCTTCCAGACCGCATACAACACAGCGCCTATCTGCACGATCACCGCCAACAATGCCAATGCGGCCAACTTCGCGGTTACGTCGGGCGTCTATATCACGACATCGACAACCAAGCTCACGGTCAACTTTGCGACGGCTGATGCGGTTGGGCATGCCTATTCATGGGCGTACCAGTGCATCCAAACGGAGTAACCAATGGAACCGCCTGTAACACCGCCGCCGACTACTACGGTTTTCGTTTACCTCGAAAGCCTTCTAGGCGTCGCACCGCAGCCAACTCAGATGTCTCTGTCGATTCAGAACGTCCAGTCTATCGTGCCGCCTGGTGGCGGTGTGATCGTCGCGCCAACCATCCAGGTCATCCCATGCGATTACTATGGGTATTGCAGCGCGCAGGTCGTGGCTAGTGTGACAGCCGGCGTTGCCTACTACTTCACGGTTCAATACGTCGACCAATACAACCAATTGGCCACGTATGTTCTTGGGTGGGCGCAGGTGCCGGAGCAAGAAGAACTTGATCTGTCGACGGTGACATTTACTGCCAACTCGGATGGCTCGAATTGAGCGCAGCGGCTGAAGTTATCGAGGTAACAATAGGCCCGCAGCCGGGCCCGCAGACCGCATTCTTTGAGAGCGAAGCCGACATATGCATTTATGGCGGCGCAGCTGGATCGGGTAAGACATATGCGCTAGTGGTCGAACCCCTACGCAATTACAACAACAGCCGATTCGCAGGCGTTATATTTCGCCGTACCAGCGTCCAGGTTCGTAATCCCGGAGGCCTCTGGGACGAAACCGCACTGATATATCCACAGCTAGGAGCGGTACCGCGCAATGCAGCACTCGAATGGCGATTCCCCGCAGGATGGAAACTCAAGTTCGCTCACCTTGAACATGACACCACTGTCCACGACTGGCAGGGATCACAAATCCCATTTATCGGTTTTGACGAACTTACTCATTTCTCGGAAGCCCAATTCTTTTACATGCTGTCTCGTAATCGAAGTGCCTCCGGCGTCCGTGGGTACATTCGAGCAACTTGCAATCCAGATGCAGACAGCTGGGTACGAAGACTCATCGACTGGTGGATCGGTGATGATGGCTATCCGATCAAAGAGCGCTCCGGTGTTGTTAGATGGTTTATCCGTCAAAATGACGCGCTGATATGGGGCGAGTCGAAAGAAGAAATTGAAGAACGGTACGGCAAAGATGCCATGCCGAAAAGCCTGACGTTCATACCGGCCCAGATCTATGACAACAAGATCTTGATGGAAAAGGATCCGAGCTATTTGGCCAGCCTCAAGGCCTTAACTCGGGTCGAGCGCGCGCGTCTTCTTGATGGCAACTGGAATGTCCGCGCGAGCGCCGGCGACTACTTCCGCCGCGAATGGTTCCCAGTCGTCAGCGCGATACCTGACGGATGGGTGCAAGCCATCAGATCATGGGACCGCGCTGCCTCGCGCGTGAGCGCCGAGAACCCTGATCCTGACTGGACGGTTGGGGTGCTCCTATACCGATACCCCAACAACACCTGGATCATCGGCGACGTAAAGAGCATCCGCGAATCACCAGGTAAGGTGCAACAGTTCATCAAGGAAGTGGCCAAGTTTGACGGTCGCCGCGTGCGCATCGTGGCCATGCAGGATCCAGGAAGCGCTGGCGTTGAAGAACGCGACAACTTCGTGCGCATGCTAGCCGGTTACAATGTCGAGACGTACTCAAGTTCCAAAGACAAAGAGAACCGCGCCAAGCCGGTATCAGCGCAGTGCGAATATGGAAACGTCGGCGTCATGAAAGGCTCATGGAATGAGCGTTTCTTTATCGAGGTCGGCAACTTCCCATTGGGAAGCCACGATGATCAGGTCGATGCGCTATCTGGCGCCTTCAATGATTTAGCAGAAAACAGCATGTCAACCCTTCAGGTACTAGGGAGGTAACGCAGTGGCAAAACGACCAAAGATTATTGCGCCAAGCCAGCAAGCCATTGCGGCTCTGCGCGAAATCGCACTTGGCACAAAAGAAACACAGGACTTCAAGAACGCCGTCGCCGATCGCAATGTCGACATAGCCGCACGGCATGCCAACGGAGGGCTAAGCAGTGCCATCGGATTTCCTGGAATCAATCAGTTTGGATTCCCTTCCGGCCTTTATGGCTCACCCAATCAAGTCGAAAATGCAACCACGATATTCGACAACCTTCGATACTATCTTATATCCAATTTTCGCCAGATACTTTCGCAAGCTTATGTCGAATTCGGACTCGTGCAACGCATCTGCGCTGTTCCTGTTCAAGACGGATTGCGTGGCGGCATTGAAATCAAAAGCAAGCAACTCGGGGAATCAAACCTGCAGGAGCTTCAAGACGGAATGGAACGCGACGATGATTTGAACATCGCCGGCGAAGCCGAGACGTGGAACCGTCTTTTCGGTGGCGCTGGCATCATCATCATGACTGATGAAGACCCGTCGACGCCTTTCTATATCGAGGATATGAAGGAAGGCGCCAAGCTTGAGTTCCGAGCCGTTGACATGTGGGAGCTATTTTGGGACCGTCAAAATTCTCAGGGATACGATCCGAGCACTCAAACCCAGAACTTCACGCATTATCAATATTACGACGTCAAGCTTCATAAGAGCCGCGTCATGCGTCTCAAGGGTTTGACCGCACCATCGTTCATTCGACCGCGCCTGCGTGGGTGGGGATTCTCGGTCGTGGAAACGCTCGTGCGGTCGATCAACCAATACCTGAAGGCCACATCGCTTGGCTTTGAAGTTCTCGATGAGTTCAAGGTAGATATTTACCGCATCAAGAACCTCAACTCATCGCTCATTAGTTCCGAAGGCACCCAGCAAATCATGCAGCGCGTGCAGCTAGGAAACTGGCAGAAGAACTTCCAGCATGCCTTGGTTATGGATGTCGAGGACGAATACGACCACAAGCAACTGAGCTTTGCCGGTCTCGCTGAAGCCATGGAGGGCATCCGTATGCAGGTCGCATGCGATATGCGCATGTTCGGCCAAAGCGCTGCCGGATTCAACAGCGGTGAAGACGACCTGGAAGTTTACAACTCCATGGTTGAATCAGAAGTGCGCAACAAGCTCAAGTACAACATCTTGCGCATATGCGAGATCAAGTGCCAGCAGCATTTCGGTTTCGTACCGGATGACTTGGCGATCAACTTCTTACCTCTGCGCGTCCTAACCGCCGAGCAAGAGCAAAACGTCAAGACACAGAAATTCACCAGGCTGCAGCAAGCGGCCGCCACGAACCTGATTACGCCAGAAGAATTCCGCCTGGCATGCAATCGCGCCGAACTGTTTGATATCACGCTCGATGAAGACGTCAGTGGCGATGACCTTGGCGTTGAGACCGATGAGGACGATGTTGAGGAGACTGGCCACGAATCGTCACGAAGCAAGGATATCGACGATCCAGGCTCCAATCGCGTCGACAGCCAAAAGCCAAAGGCCATGGATGAGTACGGCATTGCCAAGGGTGGCGGATCGCCGCAAGCCGGTAAATCAAAGAATAGCGCCGAATTCGACCGCGCCAGCTACGAAGCTGAAGGTGGCGACGCCTGGTTTGTAACCGAGCGCATGGAGTTCTACACGGTGCCGGCAGACAAAGCGCTGTGGTCGCGAGCACAGGAAGCTTCGCGCGCCAGCTATGGCGGCGGCATAAATAAAAAGTTTGTAATCTGGTGGTATCAAAAACAAGGAGGTAAATGGTGAGCCGTAACTCAATCCCTTACACGCCCGGCAGCACGACAATCGACGACCTGGAAAAGGCCGCCATCCTTGAGAACATGAAGGTTTTCCATGGGGATCGCCTTCGTGTTGCCAAGAGCCTTGGCATATCGCTTCGTACCCTTGAGACCAGGCTTAAGGAATACGGCGAGACCAATAAGCGTCAGGAGGCGGCCGCCATCGAAGATAAGCGCCAAGACGCCTTGTTTATCGACCGCTGCCGTTATGGAACCAAGGCCGATCCAGCCAGAGTTGATGAGTCCATTGCCGCCAAAGCCGCAAATGAGGAGGCCAACGATGCAGAACGAGAACGAGACCGCAAGTTCATCGAGCGATGCCGCAACGGATCCGAGACCGCAGAGCAGCGCGCCGAGCGACAAAGCGCTGTCTTCGGACATAAGCCGACCACCGCCAATGCTGCGCCTAGTGGCAAACAACCGGCCGCCGCCGGGGTGGGAGTGGAACCCGCTAAAGACGCTGCCGAGGAACATGAAGTGCCCGTGCAAGAGCGGGGTGAAGTTCAAGCATTGCTGCCTGAACAAGCTGGCAAAATTCGTCACCGAGCGTGATGCGACAATGTACCGCGAGGCGTTCGCCGACGGCCGCGGCATTCATTTCAACATGACGCCATGACGACGGTTGAGCTTGAACCGGTTGCGGTGCCTCAAGACGACATTGATGCCATCGAGGCGCGCATTAGGGCCGTCTTCCGCGATGCCATATACAAGCCATTGCTTGCGGCGCTCGGGAGACCCTCGGCTCTGCAAAATTCCCCTAGGTCTAGGGTCAATCGTGCCATAGCGGAAGGTCGAATTCAAGTTGACTTGAACTCTGGGATAGTGCACGGCGACTTCAACGCCAAGCTTTCCAAAGACCTAAAAGCCATGGGCGCTAAGTGGCGCGCCTACGATGAAACGTTCGTGCTGGCCATCGAAGCAATACCCCCGGAAATGCGCGATGCGGTGGCGAGAAGTGCAGCCAGTTTCCAGGCTGCAATGCAACGTTGTGATGCAATTCTTGCAGACGTTGTTCCTGCAAAAATTGCAGACGCCATAAACGTCGCTGATATTTTCGATTCAACTTTGTTCCGAGTTGACCGACAATTAGTCAAGAGCCTTCCCAAATCGATCACAGTGCCGCCTAATCTCAGCGACGATCAGCGCAAGCGAATCGCCAAAGAGTGGCAACTCAACCTGGATAAATGGATACGTGATTTCACGGCCGAAGAAATCATCAAACTCAGGGCCGAAATTCAGAAGTCCGTGCTCAGCGGTAATCGGTGGGAAGCATCTGTAAAAAAGATCATGTCGTCGTATGGTGTCACGAAACGCAAAGCAGAGTTCCTAGCGCAGCAAGAGTCTGCGTTGTTAATAGCGAAGTTCAAGGAAACGCGTTACACCGATGCCGGATCTAAAGAATACAAATGGTCGTGCGTACATATGCCGCATGACACAACGCCGACCCAGCACACGCCGGGAAATGTTCGATTCAGCCACGGCAAGCTTGACGGCACTATCCAACGTTGGGATAATCCGCCAATCACCACCGCACCAGGCCAGCCACAACGTCGCAATCATCCCGGCGAGGACTACCGATGCCGGTGCGTAGCCATACCAAGGATAACGTTCTAGCTAACAGCCAGGGCAAGATCTGGTATGGCCTCCACATGTATCCAGGCGTCGCCAAGTATCAAGAGCCGACGCGCGACCTCATGGTTTTCATCAACGAAGACACCATCAGGCAAATGGATCCTACCTTTGCCGCGAAGCCAGTCTTTGTCATGCATGTCGATGGCGTTGAACGTAGCGTCGACAAGCTGCGCAACGAAGCCGATGGCTGGGTGGTTGAAAGCTTTTTCAATGATGCCGACGGCAAACACTGGGTCAAGTTCATTACGGTGTCGACGCTAGCCGAGCGCGCCATCGAAAACCAAGGCATGCGCCTGAGCAACTGCTACCTCCAAA